AGTGAAAATATTCCTTGCAGGAGAGAATGGGAAGAAAAAGATAATACCCATTGTCCACGGGGGGGCTTTAGCTTAGAAAATGAAAATATATCTTGCAGGCGTAGCTCCGTGGAGAAGTGGGGGGGGGTATGACAAGACGATAAAAGAGTATCGTCCGTATATCCTCGAAAGCTTCTACTACGCCGATGAGGACACGGAAAGACTATTGCCATATTTTGGCGATTTTTTACTTGATAGCGGAGCCTTTACTTTTATGGGCGGATTCTCCTTTACAAAAAACGAGAATAAAGCTGTTAAGTGGGTAGAATATTGCGAACGTTATGCAGACTTTATAAACAGGAACAAAATTGACAAATTCTTTGAACTTGATATTGATAGCGTAGAAGGGTATGAGAAAGTAAAAGAATATAGAAAGCTGATAGAGAAACTAACAGGTAAGCAGGTAATACCGGTCTGGCACTCGACAAGGGGAATAGAAGAGTTTAAAAGAATGTGTGACGAGTACCCGTATGTTGCGCTGGGAGGCATTGTTGGGGGAGAGTGGAAAAACGATGCAGAAAAGTATATCCCGTGGTTTATCAGAGAAGCACACAAGAGAAAAGCAAAAATCCACGGTCTTGGTTATACGAAACTTGAAAAGCTGAAAACATACCATTTCGACAGTGTTGATTCTACGGCGTGGACAGCAGGAAACCGGTTCGGATATGTTTATACGTTCAGTGATGGTAGGATGATAAAAACGCAAGTGCCGAAAGGGAAGAGGCTTGCAGACAGCAGAAAGGTTGCACTAAATAACTATGTAGAATGGGTTAAATACCAACAATGGGCGGAAACGCACCTTTAAAATAAATGCAGTTACCCAAAACCTGCAATAAAAAAATTAAGGAGAGAAAAAATGAACAATCTGTTACTTTGTGGATCAATCGTTGGGGTATTCTCAGCAATGCTTCTTGTGAAGAAGTTGTTAGGGAAAGAGGGGCTGATCGGATGGGTCGGCGTTGCAAGTGTTCTTGCAAATATATTGATAGTGAGAAGTGTTACGCTGTTAGGCATGGAGGCTACGTTGGGTAATGTGCTATTCGCAAGCAACTTTCTCGCTACGGATATGCTGACGGAAAACTACGGGTATAAATCGGCAAAAAAAGCGGTTCTGTTTGGTGCCGTTAGCGTGGTTGCAATGCTTGCGATTACTCAGGTCGCTATGCTTTTCGCTCCGAGCGTATTAGATATAAGTGAAGAAAGTTTCAGGACGATTTTTACGCTAACACCACGGATTACGACCGCCAGCGTGTCTTTGTTTATTTTGTCGAACTTTATCGACATAAGGCTATATGAACACCTTAGAAAAAAGCACGGCGGTAAGAAAATGTGGCTTAGAAACAACATCTGCACGATTATATCGAACGGTTCGGAAAACTTCCTGTTCTATATGATCGCATTCGCCGGAGTGTTTGAAATGAGCAGTATTTTTACTATGGCGGTGTCGGCAACAATTATCGAGGTGATTATTGCGCTCTGTGATACGCCATTCCTCTATATTTCAAGAAAAGTGAAAGATATAGGATGGTAGAAGATTAGAATACGCCCGTACAAGCGCGTATTTTGCGGTTTAAAGGCGTTTTAATGTAAAAGCAAGGCAATTATGCTTATAAAGCGGTAAAACGCTTAAAATCCCCGGTGGCGGAATAGGTAGACGCAAGAATCCCAACGAGGCCTTTAGTTGGTTGACGGTAGCCTCAGTTGGAAAACCAACATGCAATGTGCAAATCCTTGCCCGGAGTAAAGAAATGAAATATTGCGCCAGTGAACATTTCACAAGATGAGTCAAGAGAAGCCGCGACCGAAAGGCGCGGAAAAAACTTAACGCGATGGTCTTGATTTATCTGACCTTTGGAAGGACTGGCAGGCTATTCCCACTAAGCGATAAGCCGTAGCCTATGTGCGTGATAACGAAAAGGGATAAAGCGCGCATTTGTCGGAACGTAGCTTAATGGGCAAAGCAGCGGTGGCCACCCAGCGAGAACAAGAAGGCAAGATTCCGGTTCGAATCCGGGCGTTCCGAAGCGGAGTCGAGAGCAAATGCGGACGGACTCAGTGCGCCCGGCTCGTTAAGCCGGATACGCAGGCCAAACAAGTCAGATGTGCCCTTGTAGGGTTCAGGTTAAACCCCGTATCGGAACGAAGCACAACGGTAGTGCGGCGGCCTTATAAGCCGAAGGTTGAAGGTTCAAATCCTTCCGTTCCGATTATGCGCATGAGACAAGAAGAGAGCCTGTTCAACCGCTTGTCTCGCAGGACTGCGCAGAAGGCTTGTGGGACGCCACAAGTAACAGATTTGCGTATGGTGTAGTAGGACAGCACGCCTGCTTAAGTGCAGGAGGGGATCGTTCGAGTCGGTCTGCGCAAATTAGGCTAACGGCTCGTTCTGGCGTGAGAACAGAACCTTCGACAAAGCGCTCGAAGACAGTTCGCGGCGAATCGGAGCGCAAAGAATGCCGAATAACCATCCGGGTTGATCACCGGAAAAATAGGCATAGAGGAATCATCCGAGTAAACCGTTAGCCTTTCGCCGTCATAGCTCAGTTGGTAGAGCACCGCACCTGTAATGCGGAGGCCTCGGGTTCGAATCCCGATGGCGGCTTGAAAGGAGAAAGAAATGAATGAAAAGAATTTGAAACCTATACAAAGCGTGAGTGAAGCGAGGGAAATGGGCAAAAAAGGCGGTGTTGCGTCAGGAGAGGCAAGACGAAGGAAGAAAGACCTAAGACAAGCTCTTGAAGAATTGCTTGACAGGAAATACACGGACAAGAACGGAAACAAGCTGACCGGTACAGAAGCGATCACTGCGAAGCTGTTTGAGCAGGCTATGAAAGGAAATATAAAGGCGTTTGAAACAATACGCTCTACAGTTGGACAAGATCCTGTTCAGAAGGTCGAACAGGTAAATATTGATATGGAATATGAACAAAGCGTTGAATACGTAAAAAGACTTATGAAGGAAGAAGAAACATGAAACGCGGCGTGATTGGCATTTATATCATAAAAAACATAGCAGACGGCAAAGTGTATATAGGGCAGTCTGTTGATGTAGAATACAGAATTTGCAATCACTTCAGCAAGTTAAAATGGAATCGGCATGACAACGAACATATGCAAAGGGCTTATAACAAAAGCCCTTATGCTTTTACTTGGGAACTTTTGTGCGAGTGTGACGAAACGGAACTTGACGAAAAGGAAATACAGTTTATCCGGGATTATAAAAGCGCCGATCCAAAACACGGCTATAACAAGAGTTATGGAGGGCAACAAGAACATAGAGCGACAGAAGAAACAAAGCGCAAAATGTCAGAAACAAAGAAAGGGAAAAAGTTCACGCCTGAACATTGCGCAAAGATAGGCATTGCAAATACAAAAAGACGATTATCTGAGGAAACGAAAAAGAAAATATCAATAAAGTGCGGGAAGCCTGTATTGCAGTTGGATATGGACGGAAATGTAATAGGAAAATATATCAGCATAAAGGAAGCCGCCGAAGCAGTTGGGCTAAAAAGCAGGAATTCCATTCGAAACGTGCTGATTGGCAAAGCTAAACAATCTGCAGGATTTATTTGGAAATATGAATAACGTAGAATATGCTATTGATCTCATAAAGAATAACCCTTATGTAATAGCGCAGGATGTAGGGTTTAAAGATGTGCGATTATTTCCGCATAATGAATGGATGCGTGAAATCATAACGGGGAAATCTGATTACACTCTTCTTGCGCACCGCGGGAGTTATAAAAGCTCTGTTTTGTCTGTATGCATAGCCTTGATAATGGTGGTTATGCCGGACGTCAATATTATCTTTCTGCGAAAAGCTGATAATGATGTGGCGGAAATGATTCGCATGGTCAAAAAAGCTTTGGAATCAGAAGCCCTGCAAAGCATATCAAAAATTCTGTATAGAAGACCGATTGAATTCAGAGAGGCAACGGCATCTGCAATAACGACAAATCTGTATATGTCGGCATCAGGAGCCTCACAGTTGCTGGGAATAGGATTGAAATCATCAATAACTGGCAAACACGCAGACCTTGTTATTACTGATGATATTTGTAACGTGCTTGACAGGACAAGTAAAGCAGAACGTGATAAAACAAAGCTCCAGTATCAAGAATTGCAGAATATACGGAATCGTGGTGGAAGGATTATAAATCTCGGCACAAAATGGCACGAAGAAGATGTGTTCACGCTTATGGATAATATCCATATTTATGACTGCAATACTACCGGGTTAATATCGAAAGAACAGCTTCAGAAAATCCGGGAAAGTATGTTGCCGTCATTATTCGCGTGCAACTATGAACTTAGAATAATAGCCTCTGAAAACGTCATCTTTACCGATCCGCAGACAGGAGCAGACCCGGAACTGTGCAAGAACGGGCTTATGCATCTTGACAGCGCATTTTACGGCGAGGACTTCACGGCTTGGTCGGTGATGAACAGGCATGGCGGAAAGTATTATCTGTACGGGCAAATGCGCAGGAAACACGTTGAAGACTGTTATGACCTGATAAAAGCGGATTATGAACGATTCTTGTGCGGAAAACTGCTGAATGAGTCAAATGCTGATAAAGGAATGGTCGGCAAGGACTTGCGCAAACTGGGCATAAAGGTTATACTGTATGCGGAAAAGATGAATAAGTATATGAAGATCGTCACGTACTTAAAGGCGATTTGGAAAGACCTTGTTTTTGTGGAAGGCACAGACCCGGAGTATATCAGGCAAATAACAGACTATTTTGAGGATGCGGAACACGATGATGCGCCAGATTCAGCGGCGAGCTTGGCAAGGATGCTGTACAAAAAGGCGGACAACAGCAATTACAAGGCGATACTAATGTGAGGGCAGAATGGAAACCAAACGGATTACGGAAAATGACTTGAGGCAGGCGGAGGAAGTATCGAAGGCGGTAAAGGCGTTTGAGGAAAGAATGATTGCAGACATTGAAACAAACGGAAGGCTTAATGGTGGTGTAGAATGAAAACGTATCAGGATTTAATTAAGGTCGGAGCGGGCGAAGAAGACCGCATGAATTTTGTTATGCAGGTCATAAATGACCATGTGAACAGCGAAGAACATAGAACGGCTGCTGACGCAGAGCTTTACTACAAGCACCTTAACCCGACTATAATGAGGGCGCAGAAGCTAATGTATAACCTCTTGGGGCAGGCCGTGCCGGACAACTACTCGGCGAATAATAAAATCCCTTGCAGGTACTACTTTTACTTTCTGACGCAGGCTGTTCAGTTCCTGCTTGGAAACGGCGTGTCGTTCAGTGATGAAAAGACGAAGGAAAGGCTCGGCAAGGGCTTTGACAAAGCAATTCAGCGTCTTGCAACAAAAGCCATGAATGGCGGAGCGGCTTACGGCTTTTGGAATGTCGACCACCTTGAAATTATGGGCGTATCAAACACGGACAAGGAACCTGCGTTTGCCCCGCTCTATGATGAGGAAAACGGCGCACTAAGAGCAGGCGTCCGCTATTGGCAGGTTGATTCAAACAAACCGCTCAGAGCAACGCTTTTTGAAGTTGACGGCTTTACGGAGTACATAAAACGCAAGGACGAAGAAATGTCCGTACTTCAGCAAAAACGAGACTATATACAGATCGTTGAGCGGTCAGAAGCTTCTGGCATTGAAATATACAACGGTGGGAACTATCCCGGCTTCCCTGTTATACCTATGTATAACGTCAATAAACAGTCAGAGCTTGTCGGCAACAAGGAAACGCTTGACGCCTATGACCTGATGG